TCGGCCACGGCCAGGAGGATCGGTGGGGGCGATAGGAACTGGCGGGACTACCGAAACGAACAACAAGCCCTGCACGCCGATTGAAAGCGGCGTCGGGCTTGGCATTAAGCCCTGCGTAGCAATGAGCAGGGAAGCTAACATACGGTTAGACTCGCGTGACTACGGTGTTCGTTGTGCCGTCTCCGGTGATCGCTTGAGTGATAGCGCCCGCTGCGCGTAGCGTTGGCGTGACCGTGAGCGCGTTTGCTATGTCGAGACCGTGGATTGCGTGGATCTCTCCGATCTCGGTTAGTTCTGGCGCGAGTTCTGTTCTCACGTTTGCGGCGGTCAATGTTGAGCGGCTTGAAATTGTCGCGTCGATGTTGGTCTTAAGAAGCGTGCCGATTGTGCTGCTTGCTGTGATGGCTGAAAGTAAATGATCCCACACACTCGCAGGCGTGAGCGCTGCGGTGCCGGTGGTGGCATCGACGGGGACGCCGAAGCCGACGCTGGAGGCGGCTGGGACGGCGCAGGTGCCGGTCAACGCGCCCGATGCGTAGTTGACTCCGGTGCGGACATCGGCGGCGGCTGGCATGGCGACATTCGCGGTGGCGTCGATTAAAGTCTTTGCGCCTGCGGTGTCGGCGTAATTGAAGACCGCGACATTGGTATTGGCTTTTTTGAGGCGGATGCCGGTGCCGCTCGTTGGCGACATGCCGTATGTGCCGTATTCGAGTTGCTCGATCTCGATGATGCCGAGGCCGGTATTTAACGCGCCCACGGAAGCAGCAAGTCCGCTGGTGTTTCCAGGCCCATAAGCATTCCCCTTGGCTCGACCAAGATTCACGACTCCTGTGCTTGCATTATTTACTCCTGCCGAAGTGGCTATGCTACCCCCTGTCGCAATTCCTGTAACGGTTAAAGTTCCGGTAGAGGAATTGCTTGCTCCAAAAGCAGAGGCGCCGTTGCTGCCGGTTGCGTTTCCGGTCAATAAAACAGAACCACTACCAGCGTTTTGAACGCCATGGCACGCTGACCCGAGACCGGATGCAACATTCCCAGTTATGTTGAGAGTCCCTGTTGAGTTATTAATTGCGCCAAAACAGTTTGAATTTACAATTCCTCCGGTGCAGTTGCCGGTAATATTTAGGGTTCCCGTTGAATTATGCAAAACGGCGCGAGTGCTGTTACTTGAACCGCCTGCACAATTACCAACGATATAACTTTGAGCAGGGAAATTAGCTGTAAATTCTAAAACATTGGAGTTTAGCGTGGTGGATTTGCTCGTCACATTTGCAGTGAGAGTGACCCCATCATTTAGGACAAATTTACCTGTGCCCGCGTTTGAAACTTCGTCGCAGCTTGCGTTTGCAGTGATCGTGATCGTGTGACCTGTTGATGCACGGGCTTCGTCACCGACTGTTGGAACGATGCCACCGACCCATGTCGCTCCGGCGTTAAAGTTGCCCGTTGCCGCTGAAATAATAAGCGCCATTTTTTACAGCCCCTTCGCGTAGATAAACTCTTGAATGCTCGCTGAAATTTGAGCAACGGCGGTCTTCGTTGCGAGATCGACGTTGTCGACGCTGCCGAGCAACATGACGCGAGCATAAGCGTCAGCAACGATAACCTCGCCATTCGCAACCCGTGTAGGAAGCAAGCGCATTGAAACATTCGCGTCTTCGCTTGCGTCTGCATTCACGATGCTGGTGATCGCAAGGTTGATCGTGTAAATGTCGTAGGTTTCGCCGTCGATGATAATTGGGTTTGTCGGTTTCATATTTAAGCGAGTAAAATCAATGCGTTGTTTTCGGTTGGCTTGGGAAATTTCAATTCAAATGCGCCGTCAAATACGTGGCGCTCGCCGCCTAGGTTGAGAACGCAAAGCGTGGCGTTGCCTTTGCTGGCGTTGTAGACCATCGCGCCTGATACGCTGAATGTTGCATTTTTTAGTTCAACGTCATCAAATGTCATAAAAGCATTTTTGCCGATGCTGCCAGTCTTGAACCCCTTGAGCTTGACGCCTCCGGCTTTGTATCCTTTGCCTTTGATCTCGCCTTCGGTTACGTAGGCTTTCGTTTGCGGCCCGACCTTTGCCGATGCCGAATAGAATGCAATGCGGTAGTCGTCTCCAGGTTGGTGGACGCCTGAGATCAGCGCCCGCTTAGCTTCAAGTGCGATGCCTTGTGTTATCATTTATTTTTTCTCCCATTGTGCGGAGCAAACGGCAACGCGCTGGCTCTCGTCTGGATATTCGCTCGACATCGTGCCGCTCACCATGCAGCGGCCTATGAAGTCGTCTTGCTCTTCGTCTTTTTCTGGAGTCGGCATAACGAGTTCGTGCTTTGCCTCAAGTGCTGTAAGGCGTCCGAAAGAATCGCGAACTGCGAGCGTGACCTTCTTTGTTTCCGGTGCGGATGCCTGCATCCCTTTGACTTTGTCCGCTGCCCACACTTGCCCAGCGTCTCCTCCCCACAATGCCCAGGCGATGCGTCCGGCGGATGGAAAACCGTCTTCCCCTTGTTGAAAACCCTGTCCCTTTTTATCAACTTCGTGACGTGAAAAAAACGAGTGCATCCGCTTGACGGTATCGTCCGACAAATTCTTGCCGTTAGAAATATCGCGAGCACGGGCAACGCCTACGGCAGTGCCGCCTCGGTTGTGCTCTTCGCGCCACTTCAGACCCTTCAAAGCCTCTTCGACCATTCCCTTGCTAGGCCTGTTCTCGTCAGCTAGATCAACTTGCTTGGCTTGCTCTGTCTGTATTGACTCTGATTGTGGCTCTTCTTGCACGATAGGCGCTGCAATAGGCGCGGCAGCTTGAATTGGAATGATAGAATCCGAAATGTATTCCGCAGGAATGTCCATCTCGGTTGCGAGTGATACGATCATCGCGCTTTCCTTCGCCCGTGCTCGGAGTGCTTCTTCGTAGTCCTCCCCCATATCGGAATAAATTTGTCCTGCGGTCTTGAGTCCAGCTTTCCACAAGTTGATGTCTGCATTCGCTTCGCGTCCGTAGTCAATAGAAACCTTGGCAGGCCAGCACCAGCGCCCGTCGAGAAGAAACTCGGAATCTGGAATGAGTCCGCGTGCGGCTGCGTCGAGCAAGATAATATTTTTTATCCTGTCTAGAAATTTGCCTTCTAGCAGTCCACGCCAGCGGAGGAAGGTGCGCTCTGCCATTGCCGCTTCCATCCGTGCCATTGGCCCCGACTTATCGGCGTCGAATGCGAAGCCGTAAGGCAGGCCAACTGCCATGCAAATGTGGGCTTGAATCAAACGGATAAATTCTCCGAATGCACCCGTCGGGCGGTCACTCTTGAACATCTCCATCTTTTCGCCTGCGGTTAAATAGTTTACCGTTCCAGGGTCGAGAGACTGAAGGCGTGCAACTTGGCCTTGATCGTTTGAGTTGCCCCGTGCGAAGTAGTCGCCAGCGTCGGCGGCGCCGCTCTCGGTGGTGATGATGCCGCTTTGATACGAAGCGTATTTGATCGCCTGCACTTCGGCTTTTATTGCTTCTTGAAGATCGCGCGTTGCATTTAACGCAGTAGCGAAAGCAGAGCGCCCGCGATATTCGTCAAGTCTTGCTGCGTCGAACAAGTGGATAAACTCTTTTGCAGGAATATCAGTAGGAGAAATATACTGGTTATTGATAGTACGCGTAAAAATTGTGTATGAAACGGGTCTTCCATAATCGTCAACATTTATGCCGCCAATGTATTTATCCGTATCTGTGCGATCGTAAGGCGATCCGATGCGGTCGGCTTCGACGCTTTGCAATTTTAGGTCTTCGCCGTCACGAACAATAATGAATCCGCAGTCGCCATCGCGAAGCATTGCCGTGACTGCAAGCTGCAAAAGCGTGGTAAAATTGTGACGACCTAAAAAATCGCACTCGTTGCACCACTTCTGCCAATACTTTTCAATCTTCGTATCAACATCATGATCGCCGGTACGAGCTTGATAGGCGATGCGCCCGGAAACGTAGGTTGCAAATTTGAGAAGGAGCGAACGGACAGGGGGGAAGTTGTCCGCAAGATCGCGAGCGGCTCGAATGAGCGAAAGTCTTTCGCGAGTTCCTGCCGTATCTTCACCGCCGGACACTCCGCGCGAGATCCCGCGCTTTTCGCTCGTCAATGCTGAGTCGAAGCGCCCGAAATTGCGGAGCTTCGCTTGGTTGACCATGCGATCCAGCGCGGCCTTGGGCGCAACAAGAGAAAGGGCTTTTGTGATGAGGTCTTGCATTTATGGGCGCTGGGTTGGGAACGTCGGCGTAAACCTTCTTACACGAGTTCCGCTGGCATTGTCAATAGCGGCTTGCAGTTCCTTGATCGTTTGCGCGACCTCGGCCAAATTAGCACGAGTAAACGAGCGCCCTGCGATGCTATACGAAGCGCCGGCAACGGCTATTGCCTTCAAGCAAGCCGTGAAGTCGCCCTGCAATTCTTGCAGAGTTGCAAGCGGCAGGCCGAAGAATGATTTGTTCATCGCCATTTAAATGTTGGCGATGTCAAAAAAAAGGCGCGGGGGTGAACCCGCGCCGGTTGGTGTGTTAGGCTAGTGAAGTTCTGGGCAATCTTTCAAAAGCTTGATTGTGTTGTCTCGGAAAACAACAACGTCTCCAAATGATGCACTGACATTTACACTGCTAACAGCAGAATCGCTGAAGGATGATGCGGCGATTTCGCGGATTTCGTTTAGTGTTTGTGGGAGGTTTTGAGTTTCGATTTTCATTTTGTTTTTTCTTTTTAGGTTTTCTTCGTCGGGCTTCTTGCCTTTCGATGTTTTGAATATCTACGCTTTTTTTATTTTTGAAAAGAAAAAAATTAAATTATTTTTTGCCCCCCTGCGGAGCCGCTTAAAACCTAGCTCGTCGGCTCGACCATTTTCCTGACGTCGGGAAAATGATCACTCCCCTATCGGCAAAACTCCCGCTAG